ACATCTATTGTTAACCCAAATGGTACATTAAATGGTGGTTATTATGTTGGTAGTCGTAATGCTGACCCATCAACAATTACTTCACCACCAAATCAAATACCTGTTAACCCTTACGGACAACAAGTTGAATCCCCTGTTTATGGTCCGTCTGAATTAGGTATTTTATATGAAGGAAACCAAGATAATTTAAACTTTGGTTTAGCTGCAAAACCACTTTCTGATGGTGGTGGTATTGACGGTCAGTTTGTTTGGACTTCACCTAAATATAAAAGTAATGCTGGATTCAAGGCAACACCTGGAGGTGGTGTAGGTTCGTTAGATAATGAATTTAATCTAATTAGTTCACAATATACTCGTGATGAATCAACTAACTTCGAGTTTAAAGAAAACTCAATTTTAGACCAAACCCAAAGATTAATTGATTCTGCTGATAATGTTACAGGTTTATCTCGTTTAAAACACGTAGGTAATGCTATGAACCAAGTCAGTAAAGTATTCCATGATGGATATAAAGAAATGACTAAAGGTTCTCAAGTTGTTTCATATAAAGACGACTCAACAGGGCAAGAAGCAGGTATAGAATATTGTCGTGTATTTACTAAAGACACTCCTTACTACACTTATGCTGATTTACAAAAAACTGATGGTATAACTAATTCAGGTCGTAGATTTGCTTGGTCTGTGTTTGATAATACATTTAACTTAAACATCGCACCATTAAAGAACCCTGGTTCTACTAACATTATACCTAATAACGATATGGGGTTAGGTGGATATGCCAAAAAATATATGTTCTCAATTGAGAACTTAGCTTGGAGGACATCAAGTAGACCTGGTTTTACTTATGATGATTTACCTGTATGTGAAAAAGGACCAAACGGTGGTCGTGTAATGTGGTTCCCACCTTACGATATTAAATTTAGTGATACGAGTTCAGCAAATTGGAACCAACAAACATTCTTAGGTCGTCCCGAACCAATTTATACTTACAAAGATACTAGTAGAACTGGTAGTTTAAGTTGGAAGATGATTGTTGACCATCCATCGGTATTAAATTTAATTGTGGATAAACAATTAAAAGGTATTAATAAAGAGAGACTGAACTCAATGATTGATTCATTCTTTGCGGGGTGTTTAAAATATGATATTTATCAATTAGCTCTTAAATTTAACACAATCCCGACTAAGGATTTATACACGTACCAAGAAATTTTAAATAACCCTAATTTAACACCTGAAGAAGCTAAAGGAGTACAGGAAAATATACCGGCAGCAAATAATGGTGGTTTAACTAATAATGGTGGGGCAACACCTGGTGCTAACACCACTGATGTTAAAACAACACCTGATACCTCAGCTCAAGATTTTGAAAATAAATTTAACGAATTAGGTTTTTATTTCCACAACGACAGACCTGACCCAAATACTAGAAGTACTGTCTCAACAGAACCATTCCCATCAACATTTACAAAATATCAAAATACTTTTTACCCACCGTATCAATCATTATCAGATTCAATTTATAAAGAAACTTCAACCTATTGTAAATCAAATCCTGCTTATTGTTCAGATAACAAAAAAGTTAGTGACTTTTGGAATACAGTAATTACTAATAACTGGAATATTATTGATGCTGAAACTACAGGATTGATTGATGAGATACATAAACTTGTTAGTACTAAAAATGCAACCGTCGCGATTACACTTTTTGGTTCAGCTTCTGCTCCCGCGAAGAAAGATTATAATGTTAACCTATCTGCACGAAGAATTGATTCGGTAAGACAATACTTACTAACGGGTAAAAGTGGTAAACTTAGTGAATTTGCCGCTAAAATTACTATTAATGGTAAACCATTGAATGAGACTTCGGGGGCTAATTCAAATACTCAAGGTGAAGAAACTACGGTAACTCCTGTATCAATTGGGACAGATAGTAAAAAATCATATGGTAGAGCGGTTAATTGTACTAACGATATTATTGATGGTAGTACAGGTAAAGTAACTTCAAACTCACAAATTTATTCGGTTGATGCTATGGCGTGTAGACGTGTTAAGTTTAGTGCGAAAGTAACTATTCCACCAACACCTGTTAATCCTGACAACCAAACTAATCAACCTGTTGTAGAACCGCCTAAAACTATTGAAACTACTTTAATAACACCAACAAAACCAAAACCAACAATTACTATTGAGAAAAAACTTAAAGAAGGTATTGGTAAAAAGATTTTAAGACAATTATTATCTGAGTGTGATTACTTTGAAATTATCAAAGAAGAGGTGCCGATGTTGTACGACTCTATCCGAGAGAAAATCAAGTACTTCAATCCGGCCTTCCACTCAATGACACCTGAAGGATTAAACGCTCGTTTAACATTCTTAAATCAGTGTGTTAGACCTGGTGAAACAATACCTGTTATTGGTACCGATGGTAAACCAAAATACGATAATGCGGTTAACACATCGTTTGGTGCACCTCCGGTGTTAATTTTAAGAATTGGTGATTTCTATAATGGTAAAATTATCCCTAAGAGTGTTGGATTTACTTATGAACCATTAGTATTTGACATGAACCCTGAGGGTATTGGTATCCAACCTATGATTGCCAATGTAACTTTATCGTTTGATTTTATTGGTGGACATGGTTTAGCGAAACCTGTAGAACAATTACAAAATGCGTTATCTTTCAATTACTACGCCAATACAGAAATTTATGATGAAAGGTCAGTTTGGACTGATGATTCATTTCAAAATATTGACCAAGCTTTAATTAAAGAGTTAGTTAAAAATGAACCACAAACTGGTTTAAGTGCCGTTGATAATCAACCACAAAATTCTTTTGGTGATACTATCGGAACAATTGTTAATTACAACAACGTTACTGGTGGTCAAGAAGGTGAGATTTCTTATCAAAAAATTATGGATGACATGTTAGGTATTGTTCCTGAGTATACGGTTTCTATGTTAAATAAATTGGAGACTATTGTTAAACAAACCAACTACGGAGTACTACAATTAATTAACTATGAAAGAAATTATAAGACAGGTGTGTTGGGAGAGAACACTAATTTTAATCCAACAAACAACTATAATATTGCTCTTTACGGTAAACCAAAGTTAGATGCTCCTAAGTCATCTACCAACGGTACTGACACAAACTTATTTACTGACTTATTTAAGTCGGCATCAGAAGACGTTGATTCAGGTGAAAACCCAATAATTAAAGAATTAACTACAAATTATTCTAACGTTTATACTGCGGAAGAATTAGATGGGATTAAGAAGAACCTTAAGAATGTTTATTCTAAAATCAGCAGCACATTTTCAAATGATATGCAAGTTGTTATAAACGATATTTGTGGTATTGAACAAACTTTAATTTTAAATATTAAAAAATTAGAATTAATTAACGGTACGACAACAACGGCTCAAGCAACCCCTATTGATGGTAAAAAAACTGAACAAGGTTTACCATTAGTGTATAATTTATCAGGAACAACTAAAGTTAGTCCAACAACAACCGCAAATGTAACTGACACCTTACACGAATTACAACAGGATATATACAAAATTTACACATATTTAAATCAAGTTAATGTGTTCTATACTGGTGTTCCGTTAACTGGTGGTAACTTATCAGATACGGGAACTCCGACAATGCCGGGTTCTAACATACCATTTGCAATCATTACTGATGGCGCTGGTTCATCTGACGCAACATACTATAAAACACCTTCAGGTCAATTTAGACCAATAGATAATAGTTATTTAAATAATGACTATAGACAAAGAATGTTTATGATTATGTCAAGAACATTTAATGACACTAATAAATTAACTGAGTTTAATAATTATGTTCTGACACATAACTTAAATGTTAGTACAAAACTAAGAAATAAGTTTGAAAAAATAACTAAAGATATTGCTCAAGAATTTAATAAAGAGTTAGAAAAGGAGACCAAATTATTTGAGAAATATAGAGAGAGTAATAAGTATAAAGAACTTACTAATGGGTTTGAACAAAAATTATACCCTGCGGGTAAAGGTAGAGTATTATTTTATTCAACAGTACCTAATCAAAGTACCGAAGCTGACTCTAAAGAAAGATTAAAGGATTTATTCGCGGACAAAAATACAATTAGTGACACTAAATTCTTTATACAATCACCAACACAACACGCAGTTAAATTGAATTAATATGAGAGCCAAACAATATTATAATAGATATAATGACTTTGTTATAAATGGGGAACAAACCGTTGTTCCCTATGTTAATTTGCCATATAAAAATACTGACAAAAATTATATTTATAAAATTGGTCAATCTAGATTAGATAAAGTTTCACAACAATATTACGGTACACCATATTTTGGTTGGTTAATTTTAATGGCGAACCCTATATATGGGGGTCTTGAATGGAATATTCTTGATGGTTCTATATTGACAATTCCATTTCCTTTAGTAGCTTCACTACAGGACTATAAAAACGCATTAGATAACCATTTCTTCTATTATGGTAGGTAATAACGAAAATATACTCGTAGAGTTTGATTATAATAACATTACAATTGTTGACCCAAATAAAGTGGTTGATGACAGAGGTGTTGTTAAAGAACGATATGTTAACCAAGAGGATTTGGTTTTTTATGCTAATTTAGAGTGTAAGGTTTTACCAAGAACTAAATTGGCTGTTGGTGTTGCAAGTAACGATGCGATACAGACAGTGTCAATTGCGTCAATTAACTTCTTAAAACCTGGTGGTAAAGAGTTTTTGGATAACGCTTATACCGATGAATTGACGGGTAAAGAAAGTTTAGTTGGTAAGGGTGTGAATCAACCAAAACTAACTCAATATCAAAACCCTAATGATAGTGCGGATAAATACATAAGACAAACTATTAATTCTGGTGGTAAACCAGGTGCAACTGATAATGGATTATTGGGTATTACATCAATAAATGTTAAACAAGGATTAGATTTCTTACCTGTTATATCAGTTCAATTAGAAGATGTTAAAGGTCGTGCATTGTTTGAAGGTGGTGATAACTCCCCTTACGCGGCTTTCTTCAACCTACCTTATCCATTATTCACATTAACTCTTAAAGGTTACTATGGTAAAGCCGTTAAATTAAGTTTGATGTTACAAAACTTTAGTGCTCGATACGACACTTATAGTGGTAACTTTAAGGTTGATTTAAAATTCTACACTTATAAATACACAGTATTAAATGAGGTTGTGATGGGTTATATTTATGCGGTCCCTCACATGTACAAATCTAGAATTAAAATTACACCTATACAAAACACCCAAACAACTGATAAAAAAGTTATTGATAGCACAACTAGTCTTGGTTATATGAAGATTAGGGAGATGTATAGTGAATATAAATCAAAAGGGTTAATTCCTGATGATTTTCCTGAAATTACTATTGTACAAATGACCGAGAGAATTGACAATTTTGTTAAAAATGAATTAGACAAATTCACAAAACAAAATATGCAACCTTTACAGAATGTTAAGTCGTTTGAAGAAAGTATATCCGCTTTAGAAGGTGAGGTTTTAACTTATAGTTCAGGTGAAAAATCATGGTACAATACCTATATGGATAAATCAACCGCGGTTATTTTAACCAACGGTATTACTATGTACACCTTCAAACCTGAATACCAAGCAATACAAAAAAGAAAAGATGCAATATCCAAATTAAACTCTATTGTAAACAAGTATAAAGAAATTCTTGAAGGTAATGTTACCTTAGGTTTAAAGGGGTCGTATACTATAAATGGTAAAAAACCTGTCCAAAGTAACGTCCCATTCAATATTAAATTGTCAACTTTTTATAACGAATTTGCTATTGAGGACATTGATTTTGTTAAAACATATAATTTAGTAAAACAAACAAAAGAAACCCCAACTGAGGCACAATTAAATGTTTTTAAAAGTGAATTAACCGCAACAATATCGGCAACGACAATCTTTAATACGAGTAAAGGTGATGTTGAGCAACCTGAATATTTTTATTTTGATTCACCAACAAATAGTAATGTCCAAGCGGTGGTTAATACATTACCAATTATTGGTAACAAATCATTTACAGATTCGATATCTGAAATGAGAAAAAAAACAAAAACATATAAAGAACAAATCGAAAGTGCTTTAACTGAAGCGTTATCTGAGATGATGCAAAGTAGCTCAAGTGGTATCGGTTTCGTTCCAAATATTAGGAATGTATTGGCGGTTATTTTTGCAAGTGCTGAAGCCTTCTTAAGATTGATGGATGATACACATTCTAAGGCATGGAATGTTAGGGATTCTAAAACTCGAAAAGATGCTGTATTAAAAACACAAACACAAGGTGCGTCCCAAGAGGCGATTACACCGGGTATTGATAACCAACCTATTTACCCTTGGCCTCAAGTGTTAAAAGAAACAACAGGTAGTGATGGTCATGAGATATTTGAAATTGCATATCCTGGTGATTTATCAATCATTGACCAAACCAAAGGTTATTTACCCGACATTTGGCCTGAAGTAGAATTTGTTGAGGAGTATATTAATGGTTATACCGATAGAAGTGCATCCGTACCACCAGACCCAATCTCACAAAACGAAAGAACTGAAACCCAAAGAGTTTCGTTAAATGCTATTGAGTTTCCTGTTAGTAATGAAGTTTATGGAAACAAAGAGGAAATTAAATATTTTTATGAGATATATGAAAGAGCGTTATTCGTTACTTATTATTCTCGTTTAAATAGGGGTGGTGAGTCAATCTCAAATTCGGATTTAATATATAATATAATTGCAGAGTCCGAAAAAAATAACATACTTAAAAGTTTATCAAACGATAATCCATTTTTAATTTCTAAATTAAAAGAATACAATTATAATGGGACTAATTTTGAGGTCTTCTTAAGACACATCTCAAACTCAGGAACAGGAGAATCTTGGCAAAACTTCATTCGAGGTATTTTCAACACTAGATATATTAAGAATAAAATTAATAACTCTAGTTTCCAATTTATTACACAAGACGTTCTTAACAATTCAATATCACAACCTGAAGTTTCTTTACCAACCGAAACTGAGTTTTCTGATTATGTAAATAACAGTACAACCACAAATGTTACCGATTTTGTTGATACATATCCTTACACTGACCAAAATTGGGTTAAGGGTTCATTAGCCGACGGACAGGGTATTACAACACCTGATAACGCGTTAGACACTCGTTTAATTTTATCTTACAACCCTGTAAATAAAATTATTACAAATATATCCGCTTATGATAGTGGTAAAAAACTTTTTACACATTTCTTAACTGAGACTGAAGAAAATAGACCAAAAGGTGATTTATCAGAAACTAGTTTAGAATTAAAAAGTTTTTATAGTGATAGAAAAAATGATTATAAAAATCAAACGTACACTGAAGGTAATTTAAAGTATCTTAATTATAGTGGTGAGGTTTCTGCTGAGCAAACCGTATCTATGTTGAACACACCTTATTATGTTAATGCTATACAACAAGGTATTAAGAACTTTAGAAATTATGATGAGAATCCATATAAAGAAGCCGCATATCTTTTTGTTAATTCATTACCATTAGCCACTCTAAGGGAGAAATATAAAACTAAAACTGAAGAGGAAGATTTAAGTTACATTTTTGCAACTTTAAAAAAATTCGGGGCGGTACACAAAATACCTTATGCTTGGGTATTAAAATATGGTTCTATTTGGAATAGATATAAAACATTTGTTGAAACGGGTGTTGATTACATCGACACTGCTTGGTCAGGGTTCAACTACACACAAAATTTTAACCCCGATGTTAATACTACAGGTGCATCGTATACTTTTAGTGCGGGTACTGATTTAGGTACTGTTGAGATTGTATTAGAAAAAAATATCACAATTGGTCCTGAAACATCAACAACAATTAACACAGGTTTTTATCCAAAGACAATAAATGACTTTAGTGTTTTCTATAAGGGTTATGAAATATTTTCTGCATACACCAACAATGGAATACAAAGCGCGATAAATACTTCAGGATTTACATTAGATTATTCACCAAATGGTACAATTAGTCTACCTGAAGGATTTGACCCAAATAATCCAAATAGAGATTTAACCATCTTCTCTTGGACAACCTATATTAATACTTTGGATGGAGTATCAAGTTTTATTTTACCATCTCAAGGTTCTCGTTTAAATCAAACAAAATTTGAATGTTTCAAGAACAGTCCTAATGGTTTATTAATGCAAAAAGAAGTATTAAACAATCAGGCAATTTTTGATGGTTCAGTTAGAAATTTTTGGACGGCACCTAACTATGGTTATTTTGATAGTTCTAAAGTAGTTAAAGCTGACCCACAACAATACTTTAAAGAAATATTCCCTAATAAACCATCGCAGGAAAATTTCTCAATTAATAGCGGTGCCACTAGTTATACCCCAATTAGTGAAATGTTCTCAGTTTTTGAGAAAGATGTATTAGACTTATTTGAAATTGAGTTTTTAAATTTCTCAAAATCAAAATATAACTATGAGTCAAGTAATATCTTAACGGGTGATTTAACATCAGTTAAAGACATGATGAATTTTCAGTTATTAATGACTGAGATGATGAAAGTACCTAAAATAGTTGGTGAAACAGGGGACGACAGAATCTTATTCGCTCAAAAAGCACAATATGAAAAAATGTCGAAAATGTTAAGTAAATTCATTAACGATATTAATGTTATTGTTAAGTTTGGTAACCCATCTCAATTTGACAAACGACTATTCTATAGTTTCTCAAGTTTAGAGATTGTTGAACCGTACACTTGGGAATTATATAGTATTAGTACCCCAAACGCATTACCAGGTTCTGGTGGTCAAACATTAGCAAACTCAATAGTACAATACCCTGACGAATGGAAAGCACTAAGAACCTATGTTGGTTTTTCAGAAATCCCTGAATTAGTTTATGATAATAACGGTTCATATATAACTGACTTTTTTATTGATTTAAATGTTGCCTTTAACGAACAAAACATAATTAATTTTGCACCTATCATTAAGTTATACGCAAGTCAAAAATTACTCAATAGTGGTACTACAAAATCATCATTTACAACATCGATGGATGATTACTTAAACTCATTAATTGATTTTAAGAATAATGTTATTAACGATTTAATACCCAAAATACAGAAGGAATTACCAACAACTACGGTACAAGCGAATAATAAAATACAAACTAAGTTAGAAGGTAATCAAACAAAAGTAGAACTTTGGGAATCGTTTAAAGCGTTAAACGATAAATGGATTTCAGGTTCCGATTTTAAAACAAAGACATTATTTGAAGATGTTTTATTGTTAGATAGAGCAAGTAGAAATATTGGAGATAAAATTTTGGTTGACATATTCAAACTAAAAGACCAATTAAATTCTGCGACTAATCTAAAAACATCTAACGACAAGATGAGTGTTAAAACATTTGTTGAGGGTATATTAGTTCAAAATAACTTTGTTGTGATGAACTTACCTTCATATGTTAACTTCTATAATGTACAAGATGTCGTTAGAGATGCCGTACCAAAACCTGAAGGTACTTTAGACTTTGCTAACACATTATTTGGTACTTTTATGAATGTTGATTATAGACAATCAAGTGCTAAGATGGTTTGTTTTTATGGTGGTAAACCTAGTGAACAATTAGATTTGAAAAATAATGTTGATTATCGTTTTAGAAATGATGCGTTTGAATTAACTAGAAGTTCTAATAACCCATTAGTTGAAGATTTAACTAATAAGAATGATTGGGGTCAATCAAATAAAGTTGTTGGTTTTAATGTGGATATAGGTCCTCAGAATCAATCAATATTTCATGGATTTAGTGTTGCTCAAGATGGTGGTAAATCTACCGCCGAGTCTTTAGAAGTGTTAAATCAAATGGCAAACCAAAGTAATAACAGAGCGGGGGCAACACAAAGCACGTCTCTTTATAATTTATACAAAAATAGAAGTTATTCTTGTTCAGTTAGTATGATGGGTGATGCCTTGATACAACCAACAATGTATTTTAACCTAAGACACGTACCAATGTTTAGCGGTCCATATATGATTACTAGTGTTAACCACAGTATTTCACCTGGTAAATTTGAAACAACATTTGATGGTATTAGACAACCAACTGCGTCTTTACCTAAAATTGATAATTATTTACAATCGTTAAAAACTAATTTATTAGAATCGATTAAAAACCAATTACAAACCACAACACAAAATAATCAGAAAAAACCAACCGTTAGTAACCAAAGCTCTAATGTCCAAGCGCAAGCGACAGGTATTATCGGTCAACTTACTAATCAAGACTCAACTAACCCAAATAGTGGTGGTAGTAATCTATGTGAAGTATTAAATGCGTATAGTGATTATTCAGTCTTAGATGGGGTATCCACTAAAGAGGTAAATTATCAAACAATGATTAATGAGGTAGTTACCTCAGTACCTACAAACATTCCTAATTACGATTTATTAAGATGTATTATTTTCTGTGCGATTTATATGAACTCTAAAAAATCTAATAGTAATTCATTATTAACAGGTGTTGAAAATAACTTCCTAGGTATTTCGATATCACCAGCTCAACAAACATCGTCTTGGGGACCATCAGGAAATGAGGCGTTTAAAAATAAAAAGTATTATTGTTCAACAACTAATATTGCTTACCCTATTTTTGAAAGTATCGGGTCATCAATCAATTTTATTAGTAATAGATGGAAAGACAGATTAAGTGGGTACGGTAAAAATAAGGTTGATATTAGTAAATTTTTAGTGAAATTTAATAATGCTGCTGAATATAGAAAAGATGAGGTATATAATCAATTAAGTCAGACTGAAAAAGAAAACCTTGAAAAAATTGTTCAGTCAGCCATTGAAGTTTATGACCAAACCCCCAAATAATAATTTTTACATATAATAAGATATTTATTAAGAAACATTAGTTATGAACGTAAAATTAATTTTAGACAACTATTTAGGTAAAAATACCAGACACACTGAAAAAGATTTAGGTGATGGTACTAAACAAGTTTGTGATTTAGACACAGGTGACTGTTATACAGTTAGAATGAGAGATGGACTTATTGAACGTGTTGATAACACAATGACAAAAAATAAAAGAATCCAAGTTGAAACATCTCATGGTGTTAAACAACTTTTAAATGGTTAATAGAAATGAGAAAAGTTGACGACAGAATACTTTCAGAAATCTCTAGATATAGAGAAATAAATACCTACATTATGGAACAAGATGCGGAGTTACCTCCACCACCTGCAGTAGACCCTGCGGCAGCACCACCGGCTGACCCAGCAATGGCCGCTCCTGATGCTATGGGAATGCCACCTGTAGACCCTGCAATGGGCTCAGTTCCACCACCACCCGCAGAACCTGCAACAACAGAACCACAACCTGTGGATGTTGCTAATGACCCTGACGTTGAAAAGGTTGGTGAAGAAAAAGACAAGACTGAAGAGATTGATATTACTGATTTAGTTAAGTCACAAAAAAATGTTGAGAAAAAACAAGAAGAGTATTTTGACAACTTGTTTAAACATCTTACCGATTTAGAATCTAGACTTGGGGAGATGGACAATATTATGACAAAACTTAACGACCTTGAAATGAAGGTTGAGAAGTATAGAACCAAAACACCTCAAGAAAAACTTGAACTAAGAACATTAGACTCAGGTCCTTACAACCAAAAATTATCTGATTTTTTCCAAGATAAAGAAGAAGAGATGGAAAAATCGGGAAAAAATGAATATGTTTTAACTCAAAATGAAGTTGAGGACTATTCAAACTCGGACATCAAAAAATCTTTTAGAGATTTTGGTGACGAAAAACCGGATGATAGTATTATTAATGTTAGATAAATAAAACGGTCTTCGGACCGTTTTTAGATTTGACAAACCCACGGCTGACACTTATACTTTAGTAAACAATTAAAATCTATATATTATGGCGACAAATTCATTAGACGCAGTACTTGCACAGTACGAACAATCAAAACAAGGTAGTTCTAGTTCATCTTCCAAGATGTCCCAAGAAGACAGAATGAAGAAATACTTTGCGGCAATCCTTAAGGATACCGAAAAACAGGGACAAAGACGGTTGAGAATCCTTCCGACCGCAGATGGTTCTTCACCATTCAAAGAAGTATGGTACCACGAGATTCAAGTGGACGGTAAATGGCAAAAGTTTTATGACCCAGGAAAGAACGACAATGAGCGTTCACCATTGAACGAGGTTTATGAAGAACTACGTTCAACAGGTAAAGATGCTGATAAGGAACTTGCTAAACAATATCTTTCTCGTAAATTTTACATTGTTAAAGTTATTGACCGTGACGCAGAAGACGAAGGAGTAAAATTCTGGCGTTTCAAACACAACTACAAGAACGAAGGTATTCTTGACAAAATCATTCCAATTTGGAGAGCTAAAGGTGACATCACAGACCCTGATAACGGACGTGACATTATCCTTGAATTGACAAAGGCGAAAACTCCTAAAGGTGCGACCTACACCGTAATTCAAACCATCATGTATGATGACCCAGCTCCTGTTCATGAGGACAAAGACTTAGCTAAGTCTTGGATTGAAGATGAGTTGACTTGGGAAGACGTATACTCTAAAAAACCTGTTGAATACCTTGAAGCAATTGCTCGTGGTGAGACTCCACGTTGGGATTCTGAAAAAGGTGGATACGTTTACGGAGACTCAACTTCAGGTGAGATTATGTTAGGTGGTGACGAAGCTTACGCTGACCCACAGGTTAACGCTGAAGTAGACGAAGATTTACCATTCTAAATTTAATTATAAAAGCATGGACACTAGCATATACAATGTGTCCATGCTTTCTTATTTTTAGGTAATAACAATATTATACATAGACAATGGCAATTAAGAAAAATGATTTTAGTACTCTGAAGAAGAAGTTCTCTACCTCAGCTAAGTACAAACCCCAACGTTTCTTTGACTTGGGTGAGGAGTTTTTAGATGCCGTTGGTTTACCTGGACCTGCTATCGGACATTTGAATATGTTCTTAGGACACT